TAAAAGTGTTAATTTTTTAGTTGTAGTATTCCAATTGAATTCGATAAAAGAACCAAACATACGTCCTACAAGTTCTTGGTACTGACTAAACATATCATATGTTGCTAGTCCGCCCATGTTAGAACTCGATAACAAGTACGTATTTGTGTATGCCATGTTGAATGGTTCAAATAAAGTACCGCCATCACCGCCACCTGAACGTGATCCAATTGAGCGTCTAAATAATTTCCTAACCTCAGTTACTTCTTGCGGTAACGTATATTCATTTTGATCAATTATCGTAGGCATAAAAAGATATGACTCTTCGACTGAATTATCTGAACGCTGTCTAAATTTGCCAAGGGCTTTTTCTAGTGCAGTTTCATAATGAATAGGGTCAAGTTCAACATCAATCATGCCTCCGCCTAACATAGCGTTTACATAATCGAATACATCTTGTTTTTGTGTGCTTAATGCCATTTCTTGTTCTCCACTAGTATTTATGCTAACGATAAATACTTATACTATGCCAAGACTCAGTTTATACAAACCCGAAAAGGGCAATGATTACGATTTCTTAGACAAAACTATTACCGAAATGTTTACAGTAGGTGGTACAGATGTCTTTGTACACAAGTATCTAGGCCCCGCAAATCCAGACGAAGCAGACGCTACGCCTGCACAACCTCGTTATGATGCTGTTAAAGAAACCAACATACAAGACATGTTGTTCTTAGAAAACAGAGATCGTAAGTATGATCCAGACATTTATAAAATGCGTGGCATTTATAATATACAAGATATTGACTTTGATATGAGTCAATTCGGATTGTTCTTACAAAACGATACATTGTTTATGACAATTCCTATTAATTATAGTGTTAGAACACTAGGGCGTAAAATTATGCCAGGAGATGTTATTGAACTTCCACACTTAAAAGACGAACATGCACTTAATGATTATAGTGTAGCACTAAAACGTTTTTATGTTGTAGAAGATGTAAACAGAGCCGCTGAAGGATTTACACAAACTTGGTATCCGCATTTATACAGAATTAAATTAAAACAAATTGTTGACTCACAAGAGTTTAAAGAAATACTTGATTTACCTTCAGAAGAAGGAAGTACAAATACACTACGTGATGTTCTTAGTACATACGAAAAAGAAATGCAGATTAATAATGCTGTACTTGCTCAAGCAGAAGCTGATGCACCTAAGTCAGGTTATGATACTACAAACTTATATACTATTGCTAAAGATGACAATGGTAACGTAGCATTAAAAACTACAGACATATCAGATATTGATGCAAGTTCACAAGAACTATTAGTTGATAGAATTTCAGAAACACCAACACGCTCTGAGTACAATGGTTATTTGGTTGGCGATGGTGTACCACCTAATGGAGAAGCGTTTGGACATGGTCCTAGTTTCCCAACTAACTCAGTCGAAGGAGACTATTGGTTAAGGACAGACTTTATGCCTAATAGATTATTTAGACAAGACGGTAGCCGTTGGGTCAAACAAGAAGATTCAGTACGTATGACAATGACAAATACAGATACTAAAGCAACACAAAAAGGTACATTTGTTAACAACGCATCACAGAATGTTATTGGTGACGAAACTGTAACAGAAAGACAACCGTTGAGTAAAATTTTAAAACCGAAGGCGGATAATTAATGAGACATAAAATTGCAGGAATACTATTTTTAATTTTAGGCGTATATTTTTTAAATAACGACATGGGACATATGAACCACGGACCTAGCTTATTTGGTATAGGTGAAATGTCATGGATGTGGTTTACTATGGCAGTTGTGCATCTCCTAATTAGAGATTGTAACTGCCCAAAGTGTAAGGGATAACAATGCAACACTTTTATGATGGACAAATAAGAAGATACATTACTCAGCTAGTAAGACTAATGAGTAACTTTTCGTATGCTGATAGCAAAGGTAATCTTGTTCAAGTTCCTGTTATGTACGGAGATATTACAAGACAAGTTGGCGCCATTATAAAAGACAATAGCGAAAATAAAATACCAAGTGCTCCACGTATAGGAGTATATGTTACTGGATTAGAAATGGATCGTACTAGAACTGCTGATGCTACATACACCGGCAAAGTACATCTTAGAGAACGTGAATATGATGCAGAAGGTAAAGAATATTTAAACACACAGGGTAACAATTATACTGTTGAACGTTTAATGCCTACACCATATACACTAAAAGTTAATGCAGATATTTGGTCTACTAACACAGAACAAAAACTACAAATTATGGAACAGCTATTAATGTTCTTTAATCCTAGTTTAGAAATACAAACTACAGACAACTATGTAGACTGGACAAGTTTAAGTGTTGTTGATTTAGAAAATATTGTTTTTAGTGGAAGAACTATTCCTATGGGAATTGATACTGAAATAGATGTAGCAACACTATCGTTTTCAACACCAATTTATATTAGTCCTCCAGCTAAAGTTAAAAAGCTAGGTGTCATAACAAGTGTTATAATGAGTATCTTTGATGAAACTAAAGGTACTATTGATTTAGGAAAATCAATGCCAGAGCTTAATGCTTATGATGACAGTTGGGCAAACAGTACTAAAAACAAAGACAGTTCAGAAAGAATACACATACAAGTGAACACAGCATTAAACTACGATGCTATTGTTACTAACAATATTGTACAACTTGGTAAGAATGGTATATCAGGTGAAATTAATTGGCGTGAATACCTTGAAGTAGAACCTGGTGAATATAGAGCAGGATTAAGTAAAATTTATCTAAACAGAATCGATTTAGCCGCTCCAGTTGTAGGTACTATTGCACTAAATGATTTAGACGAAACACAACTTATTGTTAATTGGGACGAAGATACTATTCCAACTAATACAGTATTAGGATTACCAAATAGTCCACAAAAAGGAACTATTGATGCAATTATTGATCCAACTAGAACTAATCCAACTAACTTAAAAGTACCTGGTAACAGAATATTATTACTAGGAGATATTGGTTCTACAGATAACACAGATGGCGCCGATGCTTGGAAAGATAGTGGCGGTAATGACACACTAGTTGCTAGTGAAAACGATATTATTGAATGGTCTGGAACAGAATGGCAAATAGTATTTGATTCAAGTACCAAAACAGAGCCAGCAACTGACATAACATATACAACCAATTTAACTACTGGTATACAATACAAATGGGACGGTGTAGAATGGACACTATCCTTTGAAGGCGAGTATCGAAAAGGAAGCTGGCGTTTAGTACTCTAAATAAGTACTTGTATGGAACAAATTATTTGTAGTGGTGCTCTATTCTATTCGTTGACAACACAACGTTTCTTATTCTTACACCGTACACAATCAAAACAAAATAATGTTTGGGGTCTTGTTGGGGGAACTAACGAAGATACAGAAATCCCTTACAAAGCTCTACTACGTGAAGTTAAAGAAGAACTTGGTAGCGTTCCAAAAATTATTAAATCAATCCCATTAGAAACATTTGTAAGTAATGATGATAAGTTTCAATTTCATACTTATTTGTGTGTTGTAAAAGATGAATTTTTACCTTTACTAAATGACGAGCATAACGGATATGCTTGGGTTAGTTTTCAAAATTGGCCAAAGCCATTGCACATGGGATTACGCAACACATTACAAAATAAACAAAACTTAACTAAACTACAAACAGTATTTCAACTAGTTTCGTTATTACAAGAGTCGGATATCTAAATGAGTAAAGTATTAGTAATTGGTGATGTAATCATCGACAAATATATCTATGGTACTAGTACAAGGATTAGTCCTGAAGCACCTGTACCTATAGTTAATCTTGAAAATGTTTCAACATCTTTAGGTGGTGCAGGACTTGTTTATGAAAACTTAAAAAGTCTAGGTGTTGACATAGAACTATTTGAAACTAATCAACCTAGAAGTGTTAAAACTAGAGTAATTTGTGACGGACATTATATTACAAGGTTAGACGAAGATCAAAATGCAAATTCAGGTGTAGTATTAGATGAAGTATTATGTAGTGATTTTTCAGAATATGATTATGTAATATTAAGCGATTACGACAAAGGTGTACTAGATAATGCAAAACAAATTATTGCACATATTAACAGTCAAGGTCCTAAAGTAATTGTTGATCCAAAGCGTTATGCACATGACTATGAAGGTGCATGGTTAGTTAAACCAAATAACAGCGAATATACTAAGTTTGAATTTGACGAATGGAAAGGTAATATTATTACCACTGATGCAGGACGTAATGTTATTGCTACAATAGACAACATTGAATATACAATTCCTGTTGAACAAGTTGAAGTATCAGATGTTACAGGTGCAGGTGATTGTTTCCTTGCTACGTTTGTATATGCACTAACAAAAGGTTACACACATAAACGCTGTTTAGAATTGGCTGTCAAAGGTGCTACTGAAGCAGTTAAACATGTAGGCACACATATCATAACAATTGATGATATTAATGATACTATTGTATGGACTAACGGAGTGTTTGATATACTACATATAGGCCATTTAAAGCTACTTAGACACGCACACACGCTTGGTAAACGCCTAGTGGTGGGCATTAATAGCGATGCAAGTGTAAAGCGTTTAAAAGGTGAAACTAGACCCATTAACGATGAGCAAACACGCAAAGCCGCTTTGTTAGAATTGGGATTCATTGATGAGGTAATTATATTTGATGAAGATACACCAATAGAAACTTTGGTTAATATCATGCCTGACATAATTGTTAAAGGCGGAGATTATACAGTTGATACAGTAGTAGGAAATGAACTAGCAGAAGTTGTTATCTTTCCAATTATTGAAGGTGCAAGTACAACGAAAATTATAGACGAGATTAGAAAATGAATATTTTAATTACAGGACATGAAGGATTTATTGGTAAAAACCTTGGAGCATACTTACAATCTAAAGGACACAATGTTGAAGGCTTTGAATGGAAGCCAAATATTATACCAGATCCTGAACCATACGATAGAGTAATTCATTTAGGTGCTGTTAGTAGTACTACTGAACGTGACGTTGAAAAGATCATGGAACAAAATTACGAGTTCTCAATGCGTCTATTACAGCTATGCGATCAAAAAGGAACTACATTAATGTATGCTAGTAGTGCTAGTGTATATGGCGACAAGTTTGAAGAAAATGCTAAACTACAACCACAAAGTGGATATGCATGGAGTAAGTATTTATTTGATAGATTTGTAATGCAAGTACCAGAGTTTATGGTTAACGTACAAGGATTTAGATTCTTTAATGTATATGGACCAGGTGAAGAACACAAAGGCGATCAAATGAGTGTGTTTCACAAGTTTGAAAAACAAGCTAAAGAAACAGGTGTTATAAAAGTATTTGAAGGTAGTGATAAAATAGATAGAGATTTTATCCATGTTGGCGATGTATGTGAAATTATCGAAAAATTTATTGATGTTGATAATACAGATATATGGAATGTTGGTACAGGTACACCTCGTTCATTTATGGAAATTGCTGAACTGTATGCCAAAAAGTATAATGCTAAAATTGAAGAAATACCTATGCCAGAAGAGCTTAAAGGACAGTACCAGTATTACACCTGTTCTCACAATAAAAAGTTAATTAATAGTATAGGCGTTCATAATTTTAGAACAATCGAGGAGTATATAAATGCCAGCAAGACATAGTGGTAAAGTAGACAAAGGTTGGGGATACGAATTAATTTGGGCAACCAATGATTTGTATTGTGGAAAAATTATGGTTTTTGAAAAACTTGGTGCAAAATTTAGTATGCACTTTCATAAAGAAAAAGATGAATCATGGTTTGTAAATAGCGGATCATTTAAACTTCGTTACATTGATACGCAAACAGCTACAGTAATGGAGAAGACTTTAGGACCAGGCGATACATGGAGAAATCCACCATTAATGCCACACCAGTTAGAAGCACTTGAAGTAGGTAGTAGTATTACTGAAGTAAGTACACCTGATTCTATTGAAGATAATTATAGAATTATTCCAGGTGACAGTCAAGGTGTTGTGGTACAACCAGAGGCCACACCAGATGCAAATCCACAAAGCTAACTTAGACTTAGACTTACGCAAATTAAAACATAATTGCAGTTTTGTTTATCAACAAATTATAAACGAAATTGCAATTCCTAACGATAAAATAGAAACTCAACATACTTCAATACCTACGGCAGTAAGCCAATACTATAATTTGTTTACTAGTATTATGCCAGGTATGTTTGAACTCCAACGTTCAATTAGAGAAGAATTTAAAAACATAGAACATGATACTAGTTTAGAATATTGGATTGTTGGTTGGTTAAATTATTGGCCTAACAAGGGTCGTACATTAGAATGGCATGGACACGAATATGGAGATGATGATAATTGTTTCCACGGATACATAGGTGTTCAAAGTGAACCATCACAAACATTATATCGTAACATAGGCGAAGAAGAAATTACTAGTGTTGAAAATAAAAATGGGCAGTTAGTTATTACTAATAGCAAAGGAGTTGAACACATGACTAGTGATTGGGAACAAGATGAACCTCGTATTACTATTGCGTTTAACATACAACCTAGAGAAACTGTTTTACAAGAAATAGGAAATAAACTTAATTACTATGTCGGCCTTTAAAAATATCTTTCCAGTTCCTATGCTAGAACATTTTGTTCCAGAGCGAATTGCTGACGATGTTGAAAACCTTTTAGTATCAAGATTAGATAGAATACCTAGACCTACTGACGATGCACCACATAGCACAGATTACTTTGAACCTAAAAAAGTAATAGACTTGTATACTGATGTTCCGGAATTGTTTAGTGAAATACAAGAATGTGTTAATAAATTCCAAGAAGCATGTAGCATTAAACATTTACCTCATACTAATCAATACGTATGGTGGACACAAGATTACCAAGAAGGCGATATACACAAAGAACACGAACACGGTATGAATAAAATATCTGGAGTGTATTGGGTAAGAGCAAATGAAAACGCTGGTGGATTATCTTTTAGAAATCCTAATCCTTATGTTGAGTATGCACACAATGAATATTCGCAGTATGGATATGGTAAGTACGAATTCCAACCTATGAAAGGTAAACTATTATTGTTTCCTTCTTACTTAAAACACCAAGTAGAGCCTAGTGGTAAAAACGTTATACGTTCCACTATTGCTTTCAACGTAGTATATTAAGCCTGAGCTTCACCCCATCTTAGAATGATGTTCGCAGTAGTATCTGTACCACCCGTCTTATAAACGTTAATTGCTAGTACGTCTGGACCATTTGGATATGTTCCTCTACCACCTAGTGTAGTATTTGTAAGTTCTTTCAATGCTTCAAGACTCAATGCACTCGATTGTCCTGGTGTAGCAATGAATGAAAATACTGTTTCACCTGGTTGTGCGTAAGGAGGTTGTCCAAATAAGAACCCAACTGTATCACCTGGATTAACAGTAGTGTTAGCACTCTGTGTAAATGTTACTCTGTAATAGTCTGTTGTACCAAAGCTCAATTCTTCTACATTAGATACCGCAGTACCCGCTGAGAACTTAGAATCACTAACAATGTCGCCTGCAATAGCATTTGTTGCGTCCCATGTTGTTTTTGTAAAGAACAAATAGTTAGCATTACTTAATGCACCACCAATACTAAATGTTACTGTTGGATCAGCACTTTGTACATTAATATTTTGATTAAATCTTAAACGTACTCTACTGTACCATGGCTCTGGATATACCTGGTCAATAATTCTTGGATTACTTGCGTAGTTATTAGTACCTGAAGCTGTAACAGTTGTACCTGTTGTAACTTCATCATTTAAACTTTCCCATTGTGACGTTGTTAAGTATTGGTATCTACTATTTCTATTACCATATAAGAATTCAGCAGTTTGTGTCATTGCACCTTGTACTGTTGCACTTCTAATAATCTGTGTTGCACCAGTTGACCATACAACAGAACCACCTGGAGCAACTTGAGCAAAGCTCGGTTGTCCACCAGCCGCCGCACCTGTTAGTGCTGACCAACCAACGTCTCCTGGGTTAATTGGATAGTTTTGTGGATTCAAAATACCTTCAACAACAATACCACCACTAATTGGATTATTTGAACCATCATATCCATCTGATGTAATTTCAATACCTTCTAGTAGCAACTGAGCTCTGTTTAGTAGTTCTCTTTCACCTAAGTCACCAACAATAGCGTTACTAACACTAGGTGCTAGTCTTAACATAAACACAGTATTTCTTGTTGTACTAATTTCGTTACCTGCAGATGTGTATGAGAAAATATAACCACGATCTTCATCAAAGCCACCGTCTGTTAAGAACGCTGATCCCCAGTGTGATATGATTGGAGTAATTGTATTACTAATCAAAATTACACCAGTTCGTTCAGTGTGTGTTACTGCTCCACCTGCCGTATAAGTTCTTGTTGCACCAGCCGCAAAGTTTGTTAGTGGTGCACTTCTAGTACAACCAGTTAACGTATCACCTGTTACACCTGTATATGCTATCATTTCGTTATCAATAATAACTGTACCAGTGCTTGGGAAGAATGACGCTGTAATTAACGGAATTGTAGTTTGTGTTGCATCCATGTCAGCCGCTAGTCTGTCATTAGGTCCTTCGTTAGTAACTTCATAACGCACAGGCATGTTACCAGTACGCATAAATGCTTCTGTGTTAATGTTTGAGTTACGCATTCTGTGATAGAAAATAAAGTTACCATCATCACCACGTAGCATATAGTCAATAAATCCAGCACCGTACCAACTGTACTGAATACCAATCATCTGCATCTTACTGATGTCCATGATATATCCACTACTACCTAGTCCGTCTAGTGTATCTTTGTTAAAGTCATCTTGTTTAGTTTTCTTATCACTAATTAAACATAGTTTAGCACCAGTGGCATTAGTGTTACCTCTAAAGTCAGGTGTTACTGTCATTGCAGTATCTGTTGTAATCTGTGAAACAACGTGTGTCATTCCTTTTACAACAATTCTATCACCAGCTTTAAGCTGATCTCTAAATCTTGTTCCTGAACCTGTACATGTGTTTGAATCAACGTTAATTGCAACCGTACCTGCTAACTGTAGTGTAGCAGTTCTTTGTACAGCACTAAAGTTTGATCCGTCATACTCCATAAAGATTCCGTTTTGATCATCAAATGCACCTGAACGCACAGTTGCACCGTGCCAGTTAAGCAGTGATACTTGAGCTCTTGTACTTAATATTGGTGATAATGAACCAACAGCAATTTGCGATATAACTTTGAATGTTCTTTCACTTACAATACTTGCTACTGTATAGTTTCCGTTATAACCTGGTGTTTCAATACCAATTAATCTAATTTGTCCACCAACTTGTAGTCCGTGATCAACATCATCAGTTGTAACTTCAATAAAGCTACCTGCTGTTAATCCGTCTGCGGTTACATTTAATAGATCATAACTTGGAGCAAACAATGCACCAGTGGTATACATAATACCTTTACCTGACTGGTATCTAATATATTTTTTACTCTGTCTAATTGCTTGAGCACCGTGTTGTGGTCCTCCAGTACCAAGCATAACTCCTCCGTCATATGGTCTATGAACAAAGAAACTGTCCGGTCTTGGATAAAGCGTAGCACTAATATCACCAGTTTGTGTAATAGTACCTGGAGCTCTACATTGGTATCTTAAACTTGTTGTAGTTGGAACCTGTTGTGCAAAGAACGGTCCTTCTAATAGTGTATGGTTGTTAGTACCATCGTCTGAGTTTTGTGTAACAATAAATGCATCACCTGGTATTAGTCCGTGTGCTGATGCAAACGAAACTTCAGTTGTTGCCAATGCCGCGAACGCAATTAATGTTGGGCTTGGTATTGCCTGTGTTAACAGTTCTGACATTGTTACAGTTGCATAAGTTACTGTTGTATCTCCTGGAACTGCTGTTCCTGAAATACTTGTATCAATAATACTACCGTCTGTTGATACTTCAGTAATACTAATTGAAGCATCATTTGCTGGACTTGCACCACCTAAATCAGTACCTAGTATTTTAATTTTGTTACCTACTTGATAGTTTTCACCGTCTTGTGCAATTTGCGGATTGCTATAACTACTACCAGTTCTTTGTATAGTAAATTCTGCACTTGTACCTGTGTTACTTAATGCTTGAGCACCAACATTTGTATAAGCACCTACTCCACTTGGACCTGTACCTGCTACACTAATTGTTGTAATAGAACCTTCATCAGTTCTTGCACCACTATCGTCTGTTGCGTCAACAGTAATTGTTAAATCATTAGCTGGTGTTGTACCACCTAGCTGTGTACCTGGAACTAAAATTGTATGGTCATCAAAATAACCTGTACCTGGAGTATTAACTACACCACTATATGCTCCATTACTAATTGTAATATCAAATGTTGCAGTACTACCTTGTAGCATTTGAATTTGATTATCACTTTGTTTAATGTCTTGGAATACTACTTCGTCATTACCTGTACCACCAATTGTTGCCGTTAGTATTTCACCACCTGTGTCAATTGACGCTACTGTAATTGTTGCATCGTTTGCTGGACTTGCACCTTCTAATGCCGTACCTGCTATAACAAGTGTTTCACCTACCAAGTATCCTGTACCAGCATTTGTAATTGTTAATCCGTATACTGAACCTTGTTTACTAATAGTAAAGTCTGCATCTGCACCACTACCTGTTGGGTATGTATATGCTACACTTGGATAAGATGTGTTAGCTGTTGGGCCTGTACCTGTAATTGTAAATCCAGTAATAACTCCTGTACTTACTGATGTTACTTCAATAAGTGCATCGTTAGTTGGACTTGTTCCTCCTGGGAATACATCTCCTTGTATAGCTAATCTATCTCCAACTACATAACCTTGTGTTGGTGCTAATGATGTACCTGAACTTGTAATACTTGTAATACTACCAGCGGAATCTACACCTGTAATATTAATTGTAATATCGTTAGCCGGACTTTGACCGCCTACGTTGTTACCTAAAATTGTAAGTGTTGATCCATTAGCATAGTCTGTTCCAATAGTACTACCTAGTGAAACTGTATATGTTCCGTTTGAATTTTGAGTAACGTTAAATGTTGCTCCTGTTCCTACAACATTATATCCTGAAGTAATATTAGTAAATGAGGCACTATTAACTGCTGTTCCTGAAATACTTAATCCTGTAATTTCTCCACTACCACCTACACTATCAATAGTAACTGTTGCATCGTTAGTTGGACTTGTACCACCTAATTCTGTACCTAGTATTGTAAGTGTTTCGTTTTGTGCATATCCTGAACCTGGTGATGATGGGTTAACTGCATATGTGCTACCAGTAAATGAAACGTTAACTTCTGCTCCAGTACCAATTGAGCTTGTAGTAAACGATGGTCCTGCAAAGTTTGCTATTGCATCTGCACCAGTACCTGATTCTGTAAAGGATGTAATTGCTCCTGTGCCGTCAACACCGTTAATAGTAATATCTAAATCGTTAGTTGGACTTGCACCACCAAATACGTTACCTGGAATTCTAATAACTCCACCTACGCTGTATCCTGTATCTGTTGAACCAGAATTTTTAACAACTGGACTATAAACGTTGTTAGTTAACGTAACGTCCCATGTTGCTCCAGTTCCACCTGTAGTTGCTTCTGGAGGTAAATCTGTAAATGTTGGGTCATCTGTAACTGCTGTGTATACACCTGCACTACTCGTAACATCAAGTATTAGTCCTGTACCTTGACCGTTAATATTTGTACCTGCAACATTTGTTAATACTGCATTACCGTCAAATGCTACACCTGTGAAACTAAATGTTAAAATTACTCCGCCAACATCAATAGTATCAACTGTAATTCTTAAATCGTTTGTACCTGTAGTACCACCTAATGTTTGTCCATCTACAACTAACACATCACCTACTTCAAAGTTAATACCTGATGTTTGCATTGTAACTGTGTATTGTCCTAAGGTAGGATTACCTCTGTCAATATTAAACGTTGCACCTGAACCTGCTGATTCATAATTAGTACCAGTAATTCCTGTGTATGATACTGTATTACCTACAATAGCACCTGTAGTATTTCCGTCAAAGTTAAGTGTATTACCTACAATAGTAGTAACATGAATCGCTGTTCCATCACCTCTATCAATTGCTTCACCTTGCACAATACCTGTTGCATCAACAACATCAATTGCGTTAGAACCAATTGGAAAATCTCCACTAACGTCAAGTGTATTTAAAATACCACCGTTATCTGATACGCCAACAACTCCGCCTGTTAAACTTGTAACCTGAGCACCACTTCCAATACCTGCTCCTTGTGTAATACTAGCAACTACAAACGTAAAGTCTGCACCTCCGCCATTACCTAATGAACTATCTGCAATAGTAACAATATCACCAGCGGCATTATTTCTTCCTGGATTTAAAATCTCAACGCTTGTAACTTCGCCAGTTCCGTTAACAATAATTTTATATGTACCTACAATTAAGTCTGCCGCAATACTGTTTGAAAATCCTGTTGAAACTGTGTATGTGCCACCTAAACGTGATGCATCTGCGGCACTAAATGTACCAACTGTTGCTACTTGGCCGCCTTCATTAATAACAGGAGCACCAACTTCTGGTGCTGTACCTTCCCAAGTAATAATACTTGATCCAGT